CCACAGATGGTTGACGCCGCGCCGGAACGGGCCGCGAGCACAGGATGGAGGTCGTCATTCAGGACGTAGGTCTGAATCAGATCCGCGCCGGTTTTTTCGTTTGATGAGCCATTGAAACCGGTCGCTATCATTACGATGGGCTTCCCGTTCAACATTGATGGGCCGCGATAAATAATCATGAGGGTCATTCCCTGCGTCGTGACCGGGACCAATTCCCGTGTCGGTGACATGGATATACGAAATGGCGTGAAGTTCGTCAATGATTTTCTTTCATGAATGTTTTCGATGAAACGGGCGATTTTGATCGAGGGATTGACAAATGGCGTCAGGTCAGTGTCATTGACCCATAAATCATGGCGTGGGATTCAGTCTCAGGATGAGTGCCAGCACGCAAGAACAGCCCAGAAAGGCTTTCGGGGTTCGCGGAGGCCTGTCCAGCGGATCATGGAAGCCGGGTCAGTCGGGCAATCCGAACGGCCGCGCCAAGCCGCTCGTGGACGTTGCCGCCCTCGCGCGTAAGCATGGGCCGAAAGCCATCGAGATAGTCGCCGGCATCATGATGCGGGACAAGGACAGCAAGGTCAGGCTGGCGGCCGCTGTCGCGTTGTTGGATCGTGGGTTCGGCCGGCCCAAGCAGGAAATTGAGACGACGGGCAATCAGACGATTGAGCTGCACTTAGTGGCCGCGCGCGTGATCTCACAGGAGCTGCTGGCCTCGGCCGATGCGCCGCCTGTCATCGAGCATGCGGCGGTGACGAGCGATACCGATGCGCCGACGGAATGAGTATGTCGTGCCATTTCGCGAGCCATGCGCGAACGAATCGGGAACAACTAACGCTCATACAAACCTCGGATGCATCCGTAAACGACCGATTGATCAGGTGGCCGCATGACTTATGCTACGGACACAGGGGTTATCCGCAGAAGCGTGACGATAGCGGTATGACAAAGCGTCGTTGTCTGGCGTGTTGGTCATGGTTCAGCGCCAGTGGCCCGGACGTCACCGTGTGTCCCGCCTGCCGAGCACACGCAAGACATACACACGTAAGACATACATACGTGCACATGTCAGCGCCGGCCGCATGCCCCCCCACCAAGGCCGTCTGGTGATGGCACTGGCCCCCCTCCCAAATTCCCCACCAAAATCCCACAACATCGTTACGCAATGTCAACGTCATGAGTGACATGTATCCACGGCGTTGTGATTACCATTTGGGTGATGATTGGTGGCCAGGGCGGGAGACTGTTGAGGTTATCGTTCCGGAGGAAGAGCGTGCGATTGATACCGGGCTGCTTGATCAGTTTGGTGTTCCCATCAGGCGTTACCCGGTGCGTCGTCCGTTGGGTTTCTGTCGGTGAACGAGAGCACGCGGCAGTTACTGGCTGGCATACCCGAGAAGTTGATCAAGGCTTTGCCGGCTGGTTTCACGGTGCTCATACTTCTCAACCTGATGTTCATGGGGGCGTTGACGTATGCCGTCAGCCACAACACCGAGGCGCGCAACCAACTCCTGAAGACGATCGTTGAGCGTTGCCTGGACAAGCCGGGATGATCGACACCGAAGCACCTCCGATCAACTGGGCCGAGGCGATAGCGGCGTCTGGAAACCCGTTTCTGACGGCGATTGGCAGATATGCGCGGGCGCCGACGGCGTTTGTGCGGGAGGTTCTACAGGTTGAGCCTGACCCGTGGCAGCGGGAGGCATTAAGGGCTGTCGCGCGTGGCCACACGCGGATCGCGATCAGGAGCGCGCATGGTTGTGGCAAGACGGCGCTGGCAGCCTGGTTGATGGTTTGGTTCTGCAACACGCGTGTGCCGTTCAAGGTAGTTTGCACGGCGCCGAGCGCGCCGCAGTTGTATGACAGTTTGTGGAGTGAGACGACGAAGTGGTTCAGTGCGTTGCCCGAGGGGTGGCGTCAGTTATGGGATTTGCAATCGGATCATATCAGGTTGAAGTCGAACGCTGACTGTTTCATCAGCGCGCGGACCAGCAGGCGGGATCAGCCGGAGGCGCTCCAGGGCGTTCACAGCGACCACGTGTTGTTGGTTTGTGATGAGGCGTCGGGCATTGAGGAGAATGTTTACGAGGCCGCTGTTGGCAGCATGAGCGGGCCTGGGGCGATCACGGTTTTGATTGGCAATCCGACGCGCGCCACGGGCCATTTCTGGCGTGTGATGACGATGGAGACGGATCGTTGGTTCTGTCTCAAGGTGAGTGGGCTTGATAGTCCGAGGGTTGATCCCCGGTTCATCGAGGAGATCGCGCAGCGCTATGGTCGGGACAGCAACGCGTTCCGCATCAGGTGTCTGGGTGAGTGGCCCACGGCAGAGGATAACACGCTAATACCGGTGGATTTGATTGATGGGGCGATGGTGCGTGACGTGCCGATTGATCTCACCGCGACGTCCGTGTGGGGCGTCGATGTGGCTCGTTTTGGTTCGGACGCCAGCACGTTGATCAAGCGGCGTGGGTTGGTTGTCGAGGACATGCCGCGTTCATGGCATCAGTTTGACACGATGCAGTTGGCTGGCGCCATCAAGGCTGAGTATGACGCGGCGTTGAACAGCAAGCCGTCGTTGATCGTGATTGACGTGATTGGCATTGGTGCCGGGGTCGTGGACCGGTTGCACGAGCAGAATTTGCCCATTCTTGGCCTTAACGTGGCCGAGGTTGCCAGTGTCACCGGGCGGTATGCGCGGCTTAAGGATGAGTTGTGGATACGGATGAAGGAGTGGTTGGCGGGACGTAATGTCCGGCTGCCCCGGCACGACCGGTTGCGCGACGATCTCGCGGCGCCGCGTTATGCCTTTCTGAGTGATGGTCGGTTGCAGGTCGAGAGCAAGCAGATGATGCGGGCGCGTGGTCTGCCCAGCACGGATTATGCCGACGCGTTGTGTCTGACGTTCTGTCAGCAGGGCCTGGGGATTGGCAGCGGCATGACCAGTGGGCTGCACGACAGCCGCCCCTTTGGGATGGCCTTCCAACCGGGGGAGTTCGTGTAGCCATGAGCGTGACCGAGACTGATCTGGAGGCGGAATACAGGGAGGCGCTGGCGGCGTTTCATGCGGCGGTCGCGCGTTTGCAGCGGGCGCGAGGCCGGTTGATCGCCTCGAGGGCAACCCCATGAGCGGCCTCCTCCCCCCGCCTCCCGGCGCCCCCCCTCCCCTTCCGCCCATCCCCAACCTCGTGCCCAGGGGCATGCGGCCAATTGGGATCAATGCCACGAGCGAGCAGATGCTGGCGTTTCTGCTGCCGCCAAAGAACAATGATGATCCGCCGCCCGACAGTGACCAGTCCCTCCCGCCCACGCTCAGGCGGTATGCGGCGGGATTAAGACCATCCCCGAGGCCGGCGGGCGCCGAATGGCAACAGGAGATATTGTATCAACGCGTTGGCAAGACCGATGCCGAGATCGCCGAGAACGCCCGGTTCTGGTTCTCGGCCTGCCGGAATTACGATGATCAGTTGAGCCGGCAGCGGATAACGGCATCGGAATATTACGCCGGAGAGCCCAACGCGCCACGGCTGGAGGGTCGCAGCAACATCACCTTGACGGTGGTCAGGGACACCATCAGGCAGACCCTCCCGAGCCTCCTCCGTCTCTTCACCGGCGTCGAAGATCCCGTCTCTTTCAGCCCCATTTCGTCGGAGGAGACGGATGGCACGGTGGCCCAACTGGCGCGGCAGGCGACGGACTATGCCAGATGGGCCTTGTTCTCGGCCAATCCCGGCTGGACCATTCTGCATGATGCGTTGCTTGACGCGCTGACCCGCAAGGCTGGGTGGGTCAGATGGCACTGGGGTGCGAGACAGGCCAGCAGGACCGAGGTCTGTGAAGGTCTCCTCCTCCCGCAACTCCAGATGCTCCTCGCCGAACCTGGGATCGAGGCGAGCCGGATCATCCGCCGCCCGATGTTGCCCCAGGAGCAGCAGGCGCTCGCCAAAACCCCCGAGGGGCAGATGTATCTGAGCCAGGGCGCCGCCGCTGAGTTGTGGTCGGCCACGCTCACCCGCTCCACGTCGCGTGGCTGGCCGCACATCACGCAGCGGCCGGCGGAGTGTATCTGGATCGATCCCGGCGCGTCGACCGTCGCGACCGCGAAGGCGCTGTGGGACGTGCGCGACGTGACGGTCTCGGAACTGCTCGAGATGGGTCTGCCGGAGGACAAGGTGCTGGCGCATCGGGGTCGCGGCCAGGACATGCGGCGGCGTCAGGAGGTGATCGCCAGAGACGGGGCCAGGGGGCGTAACATGGCCGCCAGCCCGCCGAACGATAAGGCGACCAGCCTCGTCAGGTATGCCGAGGGCTGGATCAGGATGGACACGGACGGCGACCACCGCGCCGAACTTGTCCATGTGCACATGCTGGGCAACGCCCAGTCACTTATACAATGGGAGCGGGTCGACGAGACACCGTTAGCCTGTTTCACGCCATATCGGGAGGTGGGTCAGGTCATCGGCATGTCGCAGGCCGACATGGTGATGGATCTGCAACGGATCGAGAGCCGGGTAATGCGGGCCACCCTGGACAGTCTGGGCCAAAGCATGTTTCCGAGGACGGTGGCGACCCAGGGCCAGGTCAACATGGCCGACGTCCGGCAGACCGCGATCGGCAGTATTATAAGAGTGGCCGCCGCCGGCGCGGTGACCGAGTTGACCAAGCCCTTCATGGGCAAGGAGGCGCTGCCGGTGATGGCGGTGCTGGAGAGTATAAGAGAGAGCCGCACCGGCATCACCCGCGCCAGTGCCGGTCTCACTGTTGATGAACTGCAATCGACCGCGCCCATCGCGGTGTCGCAACAGTCCAGTGCCGCGCAGGATCGTTTGGACATGGTGGCCAGGACTTTGGCCGAGACCGGTCTGGCGCCGCTCTACAGTGGCCTTCTCCGCATGCTGGCCCGCCAGCAGGACCGGCCGAATGTCATAAGAATACGGGATGCCTGGGTCGCCATCGATCCGCGCGCGTTGGCCACCGACTGGGAGTGCGCGGTCAATGTCGGCGGCAAGGGCATGCCGGCCGAGCGGTTGCAGATGTTGTCGGCGATCGCCGGCAAGCAGGAGCAAATCATGCAGGTCGGCGGGATGGGCAATCCGTTGGCCGGCATCCCGGAGTATCGCAACACGTTGGCCCGGATGTTGGAGACCATGAACATCTCGGATGTCGGGGCCTATCTGAAGCAACTGCCCGATGGCTTCCAGCCGCCGCCACAGCCGCCGCCCGCGCCCGATCCATCCCTCATCCTGGCCCAGGTGCAGCAGAGCAAGACGGCGGCGGACGTGGAGAATGACCGGGCTGACCAACAGACGAAGCGGGCGGAGCTGCTGTTGGTGGACGATCGGGAGCGGGACAAGGCGGCGCTGGATGCCTGGACGAAGACGTGGGTGGCGGCGGCGCAGTTCGGCACCCCGGCGCCCAGCCTGGACCAGTTCAAGCAGAGCATGAAATCCAACGCGCCGGCTGTCGGCCTGCTCTCTGATCTGCCGCCGCCCACCTCGCCACAACCTCCGGCAGTGGGACAGGCGCCTCCCCAGCCACCACGGTCGCCGGGGCCGGGTCAGCCAAT